CCATCGATGTCGCCACGCTCATGAGCAACGGCATCAAACTCGAGGTGGCCAGCACCATCCCCGAGCAGGACCAACTGAAACTTGAAGGAGCACAAGCATGACCACCGGCACCGAACTCACACCGATCGAGGCGATGCGCGGCACCCTCGTGAAGATGCAACCAGAATTCCAGGCCGCACTGCCTCCGCAGATCCCGGTCGAGAAGTTTATCCGCACCACGCTGACCGCCGTGCAAATGAACCCTGAACTGCTGGGCGCCGATCGCCGCAGTCTGCTGGGCGCATGCATGAAGGCCGCACAAGATGGCCTGCTGTTGGATGGCCGCGAGGCCGCGCCAGTGATCTTCCGCACCAAGGAAGGCCCGAAGGTGCAGTACATGCCCATGGTCGGCGGCATCTTGAAAAAGATCCGCAACTCTGGCGAACTGGCCAGCATCAGCGCCCATGTGGTCTACAGCAATGACCAGTTCGAATACGAACTCGGCGACAACGAGAACATCATCCACAAGCCTTTCCTTGGCGAGGATCGCGGCAAGCCGATCGCAGTCTATGCCGTGGCCAAGACCAAGGATGGCGCGATCTACCGCGAGGTGATGAGTGTGGCCGATGTTGACAAGGTGCGCCAGGCAAGCCGCGCCAAAGACGCTGGCCCCTGGGTCCAGTGGTGGGATGAGATGGCCAAGAAGACCGTCATCCGCCGCATGGCCAAGCGCCTGCCGTCCAGCGCCGATGTCGACCAGGTTCTGGCCAACGACAACGAGGCGTCAGGATTCGTCCAGATCGAGCGCAGAGAGGCGATCAACATCACGCCTATGCCAGAGGCCCAGCAAGCCCCTATGAGCCGCCTGAAGGCCTCCATGGGCCAGCCGGTGGACGAGGCTATCGACCAGGCAACTGGCGAGATCACACAAGCGGAGGTGGCCAATGTCCCAACTGCTGACGCCTAAAGAACTATGCGAGCGGTGGAAGGTCGCCGACAACACCCTGCGCAAGTGGCGGGTGGCCAATGTCGGGCCGACCTACATCAAACTGGGCGAGGGTCGCAACAGCGAGGTGCGGTACCGCCTCGATGATGTCGAGGCCTTCGAGCGCACGAATCGATTCGTGACCGACAACAAGTGAGGAAAGCCATGAGGAACAGAATGATCACCATCCTGATTGTCTGCTCCCTTGGCTGGATCAGTGGGTGTGCAAGCGATAAGCCAAAGCCACCCACACCAGTCGAGCAGGAGTTGATTCTTGACAAACAAATTCACTCGATGAGCCGCAACGAAGTCATCACTGCGGTGCGCGAATGTGAATCAACAGGCCTTCGTGCCGTGATGATGTATGGAAAACGCAAGGTCAATGGGTACTCGGCAGACATCGTCATCGATGTCACCTGCGCACCCAGGTAACAAAAAAACCCCAGGGCGCAAACCCTGGGGCTAACCGTCGTGAAGGAGAGTTGGCAACTGCTGACTACGACGGAATGGAGACAACCTACACAATTTCAAAATGGGGGCCGTCAATGAACGGCCTTTTGTTTTGCCTGCGACGCTCATCGATGTAATACATCATGGCCTCTTCCATCGTGCCGCGCCACATGCGAATGTCCGGCACATTCCACGCGGCGCCCCAGCGTATCGCTACATTCTTTTCAATCGCGGCCTGCTTGATCGCATCGGCGATGTTGTCGTACAGATTTAGTTCCCAGGACACTTGGCCGTTGATGTATGCCACCAGGTCCACAGCCTCACCGGTCAAATGCTTTGACTCCATAGTTTGGCTTTTGCCAGCCTCAACATATTTGCGCTGAGTCTCGACGGTGCGCAACCCTTCGTTCACTGCAAAGTCGACGGTCGTGATCTCGATGGCACGGCACACCACATCGACCAGGCGGTCGTCTACGCCGTCCAATCGCTCAATGCTACGCTGAGATAGTCTGAACCAGTTCATCGCGGCCAAGCCCCGTTTAGCGCTCTTGAATCAAGGGCGTGTCCATCAGCATCTTTTGCCACCGCTTCAAGCTGTCCGACACATTCTGCGAGTACGGTTGAGAGGGTTGTTGCGTGAGCACGGACGGAGGTGCAGGTAGAGGTGGACACACTGCTTGTGGTGTTGGCGATTTGGTTGCGCAACCGCTCAAGATCGTTACGAGCATCAGTAGCGGCACGAGCATTGCGCTGTGCGATTTTGTTTGCCTCATCGATGGCCTCCTGTTTTTTGCGCTCGAGAACTGTGTACTTGGCCAGGGCATCTGCGTTTGCTTGTGCGACCTGGCGCTCATGATCAGCGATCAATTGGTCGATCTTGGAATTCAGACGCCACCCATTCGCTGTCCATCCCATCGCGAATGTTGCGATTAGAAGTGCGGCGCTGATCAGCAGTTTGAGTTTGGTGTCGAGCATTGTTTGTCCACTTGTCATCTACAGTCGAAAACCCGATATACGCGCCCACCACAGAACCCACGAAAAGGTAGAACGCGCCAGCGACGCTTCCAAGTTGAGCAGAGTCGGTGACGAGCAAGAGCAAAGGGAACACCAGGCCTGCAACCAAGGAAGCCCAGGCCATGCGTCGTCTGTTCTTCCATCGGTCAACATGGTCCATTATTCCTTGTCTTCCTTGTGCTCGAGTTTCTTGAATATCAGGCCCAGCGTGTTGTCGATTTTGTTGAAGCCGTCCTTCATGTCTTGCTTGATTTCACGAACTGCTTCTTTGAAATCATCCTTGCGCACATAGACCTCTGGCAGATCACGCTCGATTTGGCGGATGTCGCTCTTGAGTTCTTTGATCGCGTCCCAGATAACTTTCAAGACCCAGCCTCCAAGAAATCCGCAAACACCCACCACCCAGTTAAACAGCGTCTGGTCCATTCATTTCACTCCTGTGGTTTTGGATACTTGGCCTTCACAGCCAAGCAATCCGCAATGTATTTGTCGATTTGTGCCTGGTCACCTTTGACCACGCCATCAATGTAGTCAGTGATGGGTGGGTACTCTGCGGAGCGTTTTTGCGCGTATGTTAGTTCGACTGGCTCTGGCTCTGGCTCTGGTTTTTGAATGTCCTCAAATAACCAAACACCATTCCATTTGGCTCGCTTTCCTTCTGGAACAGTTGGTACTTGTGCATCAATAGCGTTGGCTGGCAATAAAAATATGCCAGGCTCAAGCGGCGATTCATCGGCCGTTGTTAAGCCAACAAAGTATCCGCCATCATCTAGTTGAATAACTTTTTTCATGTTGACACCTTAAAATTTAATGCACGCTAATAATGCGATGTTTCGAGAACGAGTTTCAGATGCAACTCTTGGTGTTCCATTTGTACCGTTTGTAATTTCTTCTCTCACACCAGAATTTGTTGATGCAGTTCTTAAAACTGCCGCGCCAGAAAATCCAACCATTGTTAAAAAGTTGTCGCCATTTCCTCCAGCATAACCAGTAAAAGCATGGCGATGTCCTTGCATTGAATCTGATTGAGCAGATCCAAAAGCCCTGCCTGAATCAATTCCGCGACCATCATCCCAGCCACGAGGAAACTCTCCGCGCAAATCAGGAAGGTTAAATGTAGTTGAGCCATCTCCAGCGCCGTAAGTTGTTCCAATCGCAGAAAATAATGACGCATAAGTTGTTCGCGAAATAGCGGCGCCATTGGCTTTAAGCCAACCAGTTGGCGTGCTGTTCATGCCGACATAAGCAATGGTGCCGGGAAGAATTGGATTTGGCGCATTTGTTAAATTTGACGCGCTCAGTGCGCCGCCGTTATCAACAACAAGTCGCGCAATATTTCGAGCAAGTGACATGGTTATGCTCCTTCAGTCTGCGCGGCCTGTGCTCGTGCGGCGGCTTCTGCCTCAAACTGGGCTTGGCGTTGCGCGGCAGTGATCACCCAGCCATTCTGAAATGCCAGGTCGACCATGGCGTCTTTCGAGCCAGGAATCTGGATGTTGTTGGCCAGGCATTGCTCGACGCAGATCTTGGCGATCTCATCGATAGCAATTCTTGCTCGATCAGTTGCCACAAAATTTAGCCATTCGGTTGGATCAACTGCAATATATGAAAGAGCTTTTTCTTGCGAGTCACTCAAATTCACTGTGATAACTTTCATTTCATTCTCCTTTGTTTGGTCAGCCCATCAGCATCATTGAAAGCCAAGTTTGCCCAGCAAAAATTGTTGCTGGAGATGTTGGTGACATGCTTACAGCAAAATCAACAACATCATTTGCGGCTAGTTGTATCAGTTGCGATCCATTGTGAGTCTGGAATGAATCAAGCGTGTTTGGTTTTCCAAGAGCAAGGCCATCAGTTATTTTGTTTGTGCCATTTGCTCGCACCGTCAAATAAATATAAGCAAGCGATGTTGTTTCAAATCGAATAGCAAATGTCACAAGGTAAACACCAGATACAGGGACTGTAACTCTGTGGTTTGTTGTATTCCAACTCATGCCAGCAGAAGATTGGACAATGTTATTTAGTTGCAATACATTGCCGTTTGCGTGAGAGTAATTACCAGACCTGTTGAGATAAAAAAATGGTTGCGCTGGAGTTGTAATACAACCAAATGTATTGATTGCAAAACGGACGGCAGATCCAGTTTCATCTGCGATTGCAAGTTGGTTGTTCGGCGAGAATTGCGTTCCGTAATTTGAGATGGTCCATTCTCTGCTTGTATTTTTAAGAGTTAGACGCGCCATGTTTGCGTCTGCTCTGCTGATTGCAAGGTTGCCAGTCATCGTATCGCCAGCCTTGTTGACTGGCGTGTAACCGATGTTGCTCACAGCCGCACCAGACGCAAGTTTGTTTGCGCTGAC